TTCGTTTATCATACAACTCCTCATCGCGGATTAGAATTACTTGTTCCTATCTTCGAAACTCTAAGCAGAGAATTTGATAATATTCATCTTGATGTATATTCAGGATTTGAGATTTATGGTTGGGAAGAACGTAACGAAGCATATAAAGAAATGTTCCAAAGAATTGAAGACCACAAACAAATGACTTATCATGGTGTTAAATCAAATGATGAAGTTCTTGAAGCTTTAGACAAATCTCATATTTTCTTATATCCAAATATTTGGAAAGAAACATCTTGTATTGCATTACTTGAAGCAATCAAATCACAAATGATTTGTATTCATCCTAACTATGGTGCATTACCTGAGACAGGTGCTAATGCTACAATCATGTATGATTGGAATGAAGATATGAATCATCATGCAAATTATGCTTTTGCTGTCACAAGACAAATATTAACTCAGATGAAAAACGATCCTAAGTATTTCCATGGATTTACTTTCTCTGATAGATTTAACCTGGCAAGAAATTCAATTGCCTCTTTTGCCACAATGTGGTCAACTCTTTTAAGGAACATCGGAGATGTCTACCAAAAATAAAGATAACTTAATACCTTTTCCAAATATACATAGTAACCCACCAATTGACCAAGTCGACGTTTCAGAAAGAATTCGCCAATATAAAGAATCGTATTCTACGGAACTTGCGGAGATTATATGGGAAAATGTATTAGGAGAAATGGCAAGGGCAGGTTGCGAGTTCGATGAAAACATGGATAAGTACTTTCCGTCAATGATTTTAATCTTTGAGTCAATTCGTTCCTTACATTTACAAACAATGGGTGAAGAACATCAATTACAGCCTTTTGCTGAAAATAATGTTATGATACTTGATTCTGACCCAGATCGCCTATCAGGTGGACTCAAAAAGAATTTAGAAGAAACTATTGACATTGACGAAGATTTAGATTAAAATAGCTAGATTAAAGTAAATAATGGATAAATTATGATATTAGTTGACTATAACCAAGTTATGCTTGCGAGCTTATTCGCAGGTATTGGTAATCACACAAATGTCGAACTCGATGAAAATCTTCTCCGACATATGTTCCTAAATTCTATTAGGTTCAATCGCAAAAAGTTTAACAACGAATACGGAGAAATCGTACTCTGTTGTGATAACACAAATGTATGGAGAAAAGATTACTTTCCATATTATAAAGCAAATCGCAAAAAGAACAGAGACGAATCTGAATTAGATTGGAATGCACTATTTGATGTAATCCACGAAATTCGTAGAGAGATTGAAGAGTTCTTTCCATATAAGGTTGTATATGTTGACCGCTGTGAAGCTGACGACATTATCGCAACTCTATGTATGGAACACGGTACTGAATTAAATACAGGTGCCGAAAAGATCTTAATCCTATCAGGAGATAAGGACTTCATTCAATTACAAAGATTCGCAAATGTTGACCAATACAACCCAGTCTTAAAGAAATGGGTAAGGCATGCAAATCCTCAGCAATATATAACAGAGCATATCTTAAAAGGTGATACTGGTGACGGTGTACCAAATATATTGAGTGAAGATAATTGTTTGGCAGTCGGTAATAGACAAAAGCCAATGACAAAGAAAAGAATTGAAATGTTTACCAACACTCCTGAACAAATGGATGAGGAAACTAAGTTAAGGTATAATCGTAATAAACAAATGATTGACTTGACTATGATACCCGAGGAATATCAAAAAATAATCCTCGACGAATATAATAACCAAGAAGAAGTTGGCAGGTCTCATCTGTTTAACTACTTCGTAAAGAAAAAGTTGAAGAACTTAATCGGAGACTTACAGGATTTTTAATTATGATTAGAGATGCAGTATGCGATGTCATTGACGGAGCAAGAAAAGAAAAGAGTGTAAAAGGTAAAGTTGACTTTTTACAAAAATATGAATCAGTACCACTTAAAGGTGTACTTCGTTTAATTTATGATGAAGACGTTGAGTTTATGGTACCTGACAGTAAACCACCATATAAGGAAAATAATCTTATTGATTTAGATACTATGTTGTATCGAGAAGCAAGGAGATTGAGAATTTTCTTTAAAGGCGGTGGTTATGATAACCTAAATCAAATGAGACGAGAATCGCTGTTTATACAGTTGCTTGAAGACTTATACCCAGGAGATGCTAAATTGCTATCAGAGAATATGATTTCTCATACTCCAATTAAAGGTATTACAAGAAAGACAGTTGAAACTGCTTTTCCTGGTTTATTTGAAACTCCCCTACCAGACCTCGGATTTAAATAAGGAAATTGTTATGTCTAGGCGCAGGCGAACAAGCGCAGATTCCGATTGGAATGAATATAAAAAAGTTGATACAAAACGCAAGAAAAAGCAAAAATTATCAGCTGACAGAAAACAAAAGCTATCCAGAAAGGAAAACTTTCTTTCATAAAACTATTGACATTTGGTCAATTCTTTGTTATAATATAATCTGAAATGGAAAAAGAAATGACAAAAATGAACTTTAGAGAAGAAAAATTAATACTTGTAGACTGTGATGGTGTACTCCTTGATTGGAAATATGCTTTCTACAGCTTTATGGCTGATAAAGGCTATATTATGCAGGTACACGGTCAATATGAAGTGGCCGAGACATTCGGCATTACTAAAGCCGAAGCTAAGAAACTTATCAGACAGTTTAATGAATCTGCAAGAATTGGTTATTTACCAGGATTAAGAGATGCAATTAAATATGTCAAAAAATTACATGATGAAGGTTATGTATTTCATTGTATTACTAGTCTCAGTACTGATTACTATGCCGGTAAATTGAGAGAACAAAATCTCGAAACTTTATTTGGCAAAGGTGTATTTGAGAAAGTAGTTTGCCTTGACTGCGGTGCAGATAAGGACGATGGATTATTACCTTATAAAGATAGTGGTTGCATTTGGGTTGAGGACAAACCTGAGAACGCAGAATGCGGTTTAAATCTAGGATTGAGACCTTATCTTATCGCACACGATTTCAACGATGATTACAACCATCCTGACATACAAAAAGTTAGGTTGTGGAAGGAAATCTACGAAGAAATTGTATAAATACAATTATGCAATATAGGATTGGATACTAAATGCCGACATATATCTTTGAAGACACTACAACAGGTGAACAATTTGAAAAGTTCATGTCTATCTCAGCCAGAGAAACTTACCTTCAAGACAACCCACATTTGAAAACTATCATATCCTCAGCGCCCGGATTGAGTGATGCGGCGCGACTTGGTCGTATGAAACCCGACCAAGGTTTTCGTGATTTACTTACAGATATGAAAAACAATAAATCATACACAGGAAACAAAATCAACGACTGGAAGTAATTCCATGGATTACCTCCGCGTTGATGCAAAAGGAGGTTTTATGCCAAGACAGCGTCGTTTATCACCAAAGGAGAGGAAGTTATTGAAGCGGAAACAAGGAAAGGGAACTTTGGATACAAAATTCTCAATGAGAGACATTTCCCCAATGACAGATACTCAAGAAGATATGTTCGACAGCTATCGTGCTGGATATAATATTGCTGCTATAGGAACGGCAGGCACAGGAAAGACAATGTGCGGATTATATCTTGGTTTAAGTGATATTTTAAATGATGATGATTATGACCAAGTTATTATTGTTCGTTCTGCAGTTCAAACAAGAGAGCAAGGTTTTATGCCAGGCACTCAGGCTCAGAAAGAAGCAGTATATGCAGTACCTTACGCTGATATCGTTAACAACTTATTTGGCAGAGGAGATGCTTGGGAAATTCTCAAACAGAAACACTCAGTCAAATTTATGACATCATCGTTCGTTCGCGGACTTACATTTGATAATTCTATTATTATTGTAGATGAATGTCAGAGTATGACCTATCATGAACTTGATAGTATCATAACAAGAGTTGGCGATTCTTCAAGAATTATATTTTGTGGTGATACAGCACAAGATGATCTTGCTGGAACTAGACATAAGCATGATATATCAGGTCTTGCTGAATTTATCAAAGTACTAACAAGGATGGACCATTCATTTAAAATCGTTCAATTTGGAATTGAAGATATTGTAAGAAGTGGCTTGGTCAAGGAATACATTATCGCAAAGGAGAAACAAACAACTAGGCCGTTAGCAATGACTGCCTAATAAATTGGAAGGGGATCTTCGGATCCCCAACCTTCCATAGGATTATATTATGAAACTATTTGAACACAACGCAGAGGCACCTGTCCTCGAAAAACTCACACGAGCAAATGTAGACGGTAAACGTATCTACCAAACTCCATCAGGTGAAGGTTATCCTTCAGTCACAACAGTATTAGGTATTCTTGGAAAAGAATCTTTAATGGCATGGCGTAAACGAGTCGGAGAAGAAGAAGCAAATCGTATCTCTTCTCAAGCTGCACGTCGTGGAACCGCAGTACACAAACTTTGTGAAGATTACTTGGATAACGATCCAGATTTTAAAAAGAAACATATGCCTGCGAATATTGATATGTTCAATAAGATGAAACCTGTACTTGATGATAAGATAAATAATATATGGTACCAAGAATGTTTCTTATACTCTAACGAATTACAAACTGCTGGGCAAGTAGATTGTATCGGAGAATGGGAAGGTGAACTTGCTGTTATTGATTTTAAGACATCAAGGAAACTTAAGAAAGAAGAATGGATTCTCAATTATTATATGCAAGTTGCATTTTATGCAAAAGCATTTGAGGAAATGACAGGTACTCATATTAAGAAAGGTGTTGTCTTTATTGGTGTCGATAATGAAGATCCGCAAATCTTCGAGTTTAATACCACTGATTACGTAGACCACTTCAAAGCTGTAAGGGAAACATATAAAGAATTATATGAAAAAGAAAAGGTACATAATCTCTGATACTAACATGGGAGTTTTCTTAGGAACATATAACGGATATGACCTAGGGATGGAAGAAGACGGAAGAATATATGCATGCTTTGCTGCTAACAATCCTTTTGGCTTAACTACATGTTGTTCATTTAAAACTGAACGTGCAGCTCATCATTATATTAGTGATATGTTTCCACCAAGAAAGCAAAGACATCTCTCAACTCTTGAAGTTGAAACAGAATCAGAATTCCCTACTGTCGTTGACATAATTAAGTCAGGACATGGAGACGAAACATTTGATATGATAGACGGATTAGTTGCTGAAGGCAGTCAAGTACTGCATTAATAATAAATAACTATTGACATCATAAAGAAAATAGATTAAAATAGCTCCATTATGATAAAAGAAACTAAATTAATACAAGAAGCACTAATGTTGGCTATCAAAGCCCACGATGGTCAAAGACGGAAGTATACTGGAGAACCTTACTCCATGCATCCTATTGGAGTTTCAAAAATAGTAGAGACAGTAGAGCATACTCCTGAGATGATTGCTGCAGCTTTACTTCATGATGTCGTTGAAGATACTGATGTTACATTTCGCGAAATCAAAGATAACTTTGGTTCGACTGTAGCAGAGTATGTTCATTATTGCACAAACGTTTCAGAGAAAGATGATGGTAATCGTAAATTCCGTAAAAAGATGGATGCCGATCATTTTGCTCTAGGACCTGCTGAAAGTCAGACGATAAAGGTTGCCGACTTAATTCACAAC